AAGTTTACAATTTTGTTTACAATGCTAGTCGCCCTGGCGCAATTTATGAAGTAGCAGGTCGCTTAAACCCACAAGGTAGAGCACCATTTCAGATGACACCATCTAAAGGCGCAAGCGGTACATATACATTAAATTCCCCTAAGAGCAAAGCATTTAGAGAGTTTAATTCAAGTAACCCATTCGCTAGCCAGCAATTTATAGCTGCATTACCTAAGGTGACTTCACAGCCAAAGATTGTAGGTATGCGAGGTGGTGGGCGCAAAACTAAAGGTCGCTTGGTTTACAAGGCCTGGGCAGAAGATAGTCCTAGAATTTATGAAGCAATACAGAAAGCGATCAACGCTACTGCTACACACTTTAACAAAACTACACAGCAAAGGGTTGCATAATGGCCAATATAGTAGTCTCGGCCTTAGCCACCTTTAATGGCAAGGCACTTAAAAAAGGCAAGAAAGAAATATCTGTATTTGATCAACAAGTAAAGAAGCTGGGTAAAACCTTTGCTAGCGTCTTTGCAGCACAAAGATTATTGCAATTTAGCAAGAAGGCTGTTGCTGCATTTATGGCCGATGAGAAAGCCGCTAAGTCTTTAGAAGTTCAATTAAGAAATACAGGATTCCAATTTAGTGCGCCAGGCGTTGAAAATTACATAGGCAACCTACAAAGACTGTCAGGCGTATTAGATGATGAGTTACGCCCAGCATTTCAGCAATTACTTACAGTCACAGGGTCAGTTACTAAAAGCCAATCGGCATTACAAACTGCATTAAATGTAAGCGCAGCTACAGGTCGATCACTTACACAGGTTAGCGCAGCCTTAACACGTGGCTTTAGTGGTAACACAGCAGGGCTCAGTCGATTAGGCGCAGGCATAAGTAAGGCCACGCTAAAGACTGGCGATATGGATAAAATTTTAGGCGAATTGAACAAAAAGTTTGCAGGCCAAGCAGCAGCTAGATTAGATACTTATGCAGGCAAGATGAGCTTGCTTACAGTAGCAACCGAGGATGCTAGAGAGACTATCGGTAAAGGCTTACTAGATGCGCTGTCATTACTAGGTAAAGACACCAGCATTAGCAGTGCTACAAAACTAATGGATGATTTTGCTACTAGCACAGCAGATGCAGTAGTAGGCATTGCTGTCCTAGTTAACGAGTTAAAAAAACTAGGTAACACTAAAGTCGGTGGCGTTTTATTTGATGTTAAAAATATACCAGTATTAGGTGCTTACCTTGCAGGATTTTCAGAGATAGGCGCAGCGCAAAGAGCCCAGACTGCACCATCTAATCGAGAAGGCAGATCAGCCAGTCGTATCTATTTAGATCAATTACGCAAAGAGTCTAAAGCCCTACAAGCTGCAACTACCTTACGCAAGCAAGAAAATGCACAATTAAAGGCTAAAACAGAATTAGATAAACTATCGGAGAAATTTGACACTGAACGCATAGGCTTAATGAAGGCGCTTAATGAAACCACCGATGCCGAAACCAAGCTACGTTTACAGGCCAAGATAGCCATACTAGACAATAATGAGGCTTTGGCTAAGAAGTATCTTGCAGAGATGAATGCTAAGACAGCTGCCGATCTATTAGCCGATAGTGCTAACAATGCTGCTAGCGCCTTTAACAACTTGCCTAGCAAGTACGATGCAATTTTTACAAGTCTAGTTAATACATTTAAAGCAATGGGATCAGATTTAGGATCAGCGTCTAGCCTTGCAGGAGCATCAGCAAGATTACAAGCACAAGCCGATGCATTCTTAGCACAGATGAGCCAATATGCCGTGCCAGGTGGAATGCCATCTAGCGCCACAACAGCTGCCGCAGCAGCAGCACCAACAGTAATCAATACCACTGTAAACACTGGCGCAGTATTGAGTAGTGAGCAAGACTTACAGAGATACATACAAGATTCGATAGGCAATGTCATCAAACTAGGAGATGGCATAGTACCTCGTGGATCGTTGATTCTACTTCAATGAGTGCTCCTACAATCAATGCGATTATTAACTTTAGCACTGGGCCTAGCACGGCTCAGGCTATGCAGTTAGATATTGGCGTATTAGGCACAAACGTATTAGCCGATGCCGTAGCCGTAATTGTTGACGTATCAGATCGTATTAACTTTATTCAAACAGCTGTAGGCCGTAATGCTTTATTCGATCAATTTCAGACAGGTCAATTAACATTACGCATAGTAGATCAGAATGGTGACTTTAACCCTACTAACCCGACTGGGCCTTACTTTGGGTTACTAACACCTATGAAAAAGGTGCAGATATCTGCCAACTTCCAAAATGTAACCTACCCTTTATTCACAGGCTTTATTACAAGTTATGTAAACACACAACCTAAAGATGCAACAGAGGTTGCCTATACAACCATACAAGCTGTGGATGCGATGCGCCTGGCTTACAATGCCCAGATATCAACAGTCACAGGCGCTACTACTGGAGACCTATCAGGCACACGTATAAATGAGATATTAGATGAGATCGACTGGCCATTATCACAGCGCCAAATAGATGTAGGGCAAACTACATTACAGAATGATCCAGGCACTCCACGCACTGCTTTAGGTGCTATGCAGACTGTCGCCCAGTCAGAGTACGGCGCAATATATGTAGGCTTTGATGGATCCTTTGTATTCAAGGACAGGCTTACAGCTACAGAGACCATAGGTAATCCAGTTACAGTCTTTGCAGATGACGGCACAGGTATCCCATACGCTAATGCAGCCTGGAAACTAGATGACACCCTTATATTTAATTCAGCGCAGATAACCAGGACTGGTGGCACTGTGCAATCTGCTAGCAATCAAGCCAGTATTGACAAGTATTTTATCCATTCATATAACCAACAAGACCTGCTAATGCAGACAGATGCCGTGGCTTTAGATTATGCCAGAGCTTATGTGGCTAGCAGGGCTGAGACCACCATCCGATGCGATGCCATCGAGTTAGACCTATACACTCCTAACTACGATACAGGCATAGTCGCAGCTCTCAACCTAGACTTCTTTGACCCAATCACAGTTATTACTACCCAGCCTGGTGGATCTAAGCTGGAGAAAACCCTGCAAATCTTTGGCGTATCCAACATCATCACACCTAACAGCTTTAAAGTGGTGTTTACAACGCTAGAACCTGTCATAGATGGGTTTATAATAGGCAACGTAGATTACGGCGTCTTAGACCAAAACGTATTATCTTATTAAGGAGATATAATGACAACTTTTCCAGGCACGACAGGGCAAGTAGTTACTTCCGCTATGTGGAATGGACTACCAGCCTTTGAAGTACAGACTGCTAAAACAGCAGATTACACAGTAGGTAGCGGTGATGAATACCAGCAGTTAATCCCGATGAATAAATCATCAGCTGCTAACTTCAACATTCCAACCGATGCTACTTATAACTTTCCAATAGGCACTGTTATTACAGTATTAAATCAAGCAGCAAACGCAGTAACAATTAAAGCAGTTACATCTGGCACTACTACAGTATTAAGTGCTGGTGCAGTAGCAGCACAGCCAACCCTTGCACAATACAAATCAGCGGCCTGTATCAAAACAGCTGCTAATGCTTGGTATGTAGTGGGAGCAATTGCTTAAATGTTAAATATAACCGCAGGTATTTTAGCGCCCACTGTGCCTGCTCTAAGTGTTGAGTATCTAGTAGTCGCTGGCGGTGGCGGAGGCGCATCTGATGGATATAATGGACAAACTGGCGCAATGCCTGGTGGAGGTGCTGGTGGTTGTCGCACGTCAACTTTATCTAATTTATTAACGAGTACAAATTACACAGTAACAGTTGGTGGTGGAGGTGCTGGTGGAGCCAGCACAACAGTTAATGAAGGCGCAGCCGGAACTAAAGGCACTAATTCTATTTTTGCAACTATCACTTCAACTGGTGGCGGAGCAGGGCAAAAATCAGATACAGATGGTCAAGCGGGTGGATCAGGTTCAGGAAGTTATGGTTTCCCATTAGATACAAGAGCCGTTGGTTCAGGCAATGAAGGTGGTTATTCACCAGCTGAAGGATATGCTGGCGGAAAAGGTTATACAGATGGAGTAACCTATACAACTGGTGGTGGTGGAGGCGGTGCTGGAGCAGCTGCAACACAAAAAACAAATGCTAATGGCGGAGATGGTGGAGTTGGAATTGCTAGTTCAATTACTGGATCATCTTTATATTATGCAGGTGGCGGAGGCGGCGGAGCAACTTCACTTGGAAGTAGTGGGGGAACTGGAGGATCGGGAGTTGGTGGAAATGGTGGCGTAGGTGCTACTGCACCAACAAATGGAACGACTAATCGAGGCGGTGGCGGTGGTGGTTCGGGTACAAATGGAACTAACCCAACACAAGCTGCTGGAAATGGTGGTTCAGGTGTAGTCATTCTTTCTTATCCATCTACTTTCACAATCACGATCGGTGCTGGATTAACTGGATCTACTACAACAGTTGGTGCAAATAAAGTTTCAACAATTACAGCTGGTACTGGAAATGTGAGTTGGGTATAATGGCACACTACGCATTTTTAGATCAAAACAATATTGTTACAGAAGTTATTGTCGGAATAGACGAAACTGAATTAATAGAGGGTTTAGATCCTGAAACTTGGTATGGAAACTTTAGAGGTCAAAATTGTAAACGCACCAGCTATAACAATAAGATAAGAGGAAATTATGCTGGTATTGGCTATACATATTTACCATTAGAAGATATTTTTATGCCTGCAAAATGCCATAATGAAGCAATTTTAAATGCTCAATTGGCTAAGTGGGAATGTGATAATTCATCTCACAAAGTAAACTTTAATGAAGCCTAAATTATGCGCAGCTGGAGTTCAGTTAAGAGATCAAGTTGATACCTGGTTTCCAGATAGGCGTACTGCCAGTGATGGGTGGGTGGGCGATAGCCGTCACGCCGCCAGAAAATCGGATCATTCTCCAGACGAAAATGGATGGGTCAGAGCAATTGATGTTGATTCTCGCCTGGGTACATCCGAAGGGATCAGTGCTTATGTGGCTGACCAAATCAGAGTCGCTGGCAAAACCGATAAGCGTTTATCTTACGTCATCCATAACGGACACATCGCTAGCAAGATATTAAACTGGAAATGGCGCAAGTATCGTGGAGTAAATCCACACAAGCGACACATACATATTAGCTTTACAAAGTTAGGCGACAAAGATGCAAGGCCGTTTGATATACCACTACTAGGGGGCAAGATATGAAGATAAGCAAAAAACAGAAAGCAATACTAAAATCATACGCACGTGGCGTATTGGTATCATTCTTAACATTCTTAGCAAGTAATGAATTAGGTTTAGACCCAGCGCTGTCTGTAGTAATTGCAGCACTCGCAGGGCCAGCAGCTAGGGCTTTAGATAAATCCGATAATGCCTACGGCATCGGTGCCAATGACAAATGAGTCCTGGGGAATGGGCTGGCTTTGGCGCTGGCGTTATCGCCGTGCTATCAGGCGGGCTAATAGGATTACGTTTTCTAGTTAAGGGCTGGCTTAATGAGTTACGCCCGAATGGTGGCTCTAGTATGAAGGATCAATTAACACGGCTAGAGAAGCGTGTCGATGATCTCTTTATGTTAATCAGTAAGTCATAATTTTAATATGGCAACCACACGTAAACGCAAAAAGATAAATAGGCGCAGGGTGCGTAGAACACCTGACCCATTATCTAAGCTAGAAGTGTTTTATATTGCCAAACACGAAATGTATAAAGCTGCACGCAAGGCTGGTTTTAGCGAATCCGTAGCGCTCTACCTTATGGATAGTCCAGAATCAATGCCAGACTGGGTAGTAGGCGATAAGGGCATTATCCCAGTTATTCCAACTCCTAGTGAGGATGAAGATTAAGCGCATAGCGTTTATCAGTGATCTCCAGGTACCCTTCTTTAACGAGCAGGCGACAAAATCAGTGGGCCGTTTTCTGGCCAAGTGGAAACCCCATCGCACTATCTGTATTGGTGATGAGATTGATCTGCCACAGCTAGGCGGTTTTAATGCTGGGACTATCGATGAAATGGTCGGCAATATAAACGATGATCGAAAACTTACACAAGAAGTATTAACTTACCTAGGCGTTACCGATGTAGTAGGCAGCAACCACGGCATAAGGTTATATCGATCTATCAAACGTAGATTACCTAGCTTCTTAAATTTGCCAGAAATGCAATACGAACGTTTTATGGGCTACGATAAATTAGGCATTAAATTTAGTCCCCAGGGTATTGACTGGGCACCTGGCTGGATAGCAGTTCACGGAGACACCTTCCCACTTAGTCAAATTCCAGGACAAACGGCCTTAAATGGGGCTAGGAGACACGGAAAGAGCGTGGTCTGTGGTCACACACACAGATTAGGGCAAACAGCCTTTACAGAGGCATCTAAAGGCCAATTTGGCCGTACTGTATGGGGTGTAGAAGTCGGTTGTATGGTAAATTTAAGCTCTAGCGGTATGGCCTACACAAGGGGCTATGCCAACTGGCAGACAGGATTTGTGGTGGCCTACGTAAAGGATCGTAAAGTACAGATAGTTACGATACCCATAAATCTTGATGGCAGTTTTATCTTTGAAGGGAAGGTCTATGGGGCTAAATAGCGATTACGCTGAGCGCACGATAGATGACCATATAGACGACCTTGACGATATTAACGTTATCTAATCGTTATAATAAAACAGCCTTAAATAATCCACAAAGTCATACACAGGTGCAACACTATGCCTGTGCCACAAAATATGTGTGCATAGATTGGGCTACAAAATGACACTTGAACTAGCTGTATATTTATTTATAGGGCTGAGTATGGCTTATTGGCTACTACTTATGCGGATCGATGACGTTAAGCAAACACATTACTGGCGTGGCCGTAAAGATGGCTGGGATATGCACAGACGTATGATCGATAACAAGGTTAAAACCGATGAGGTATTTGACTATGACAAAAACTGAGAAGCTGCTGGCAGATGTTGTCGACTTGGTGCATACAAGGGGATCGGTCTATGGTCACCCTTACACAAACCATAAAAGGATCAGTGAATTGTGGTCGGCATACCTCGACCATCCAGTTACGCCTAGTCAAGTCGCATTATGTATGGCGCTCGTCAAGGTTTCTAGGCTTACTGAGTCTCCAGGCCACAGTGACTCGATCATCGATGCACTTGCTTACATTTCGATATACCAGACAGTCCTTGATGCAGAAGCCGACATCAATTTTACCTGGGGGAATGACTAATGGCATTTAATTTAGCAGACTATGAAACAGTCGAAAGTCGACTAGAAAAGTTTTGGAAGGAGTATCCAGATGGAAGATTATCTACAAAGATCGAGCAGGCCACAGACACTAGATACATTGTTAGTGCTCAACTATTTAAGACGGAAGCCGACCCCCAAGCGTGGGCGACTGGCCTTGCTAGTGAAAGCATTAGTGATCGGGGTGTCAATTCAACTTCTGCACTGGAGAATGCTGAGACTTCAGCGATCGGCAGAGCGCTTGCAAATGCAGGTTATGCAGCTAAGGGCAAAAGGGCTAGCCGAGAGGAAATGACAAAGGTTGCAAGTTACTCACCACCAGGATCTAGGGCAAGAGCTGTAGAGAATGTGTTGCGTGCTAGTTTTGCAGAAGACAAACCAACTGTATGGAGTGTTGGTGATGCAATAGAAGCAATACCAGTTAATCCTAAAGCACAAGAATGTAAACACGGCGAGATGATTCTTAAAGAAGGTGTGGCAAAGACTGGCAAGAACTACCACGGCTATGTATGCAGTGCTGCAAAGCCTGACCAGTGTGAAGCTAGGTGGGCAAAACTTACAGCTGCTGGATCTTGGTTCTTTCCTAGTGATAGCGAGGGAGGTGAATAAATGGGATATGTTGAAATTATACGTGATGGGTTCACTCTACGTTTAGAAGATGATAAGCGAACCCTCACGCCATCGATTGACCTATGTGTAGCTTGTAATGATGACAGGCTAA